ACAAAAACAATAAGAGATGCAGTTGAGAAAAGTTCTGACAAACAGGACGAAGAACATAGAGTTTGGTATGTAGGTGTAACTCGTACAAAACAAAATCTATATATCATGGCAGCAAAAAAGGAGGATCAAGGTTATGACATCGAAAGTTTGGGATAAGCAGCACGGAGGGAGTCACTATCAAAAGTATAAAATTCAGCCAAGTAAGTTTGTAGTTGAGAATGAGTTGTTATATCCTGAGGGTTGTGCTATAAAATATATAATTAGACATCGTGATAAGGGAAAGAAACAGGATTTGTTGAAAGCAATACACTTTATAGAAATGATTATTGAAAGGGACTATGATGAAAATTCCTAAGTTTGAAGCACAAACAGAATGGGTCAAACCCACAGAGTTTCCTGACTTACGTAAGGTCGACGAGATTGCAATAGACTTAGAAACAAAAGATCCAGACTTATTAAAGAAAGGATCTGGTTCCGTAATAGGTAATGGTGAAGTCATTGGT